CAACTAATACTCTTACATTTCCTGAATTATAAAAAGTTATTGCCCCTCCACTGTCTGCCAAAACATATTTCCAAACAGTATAGGAACCATCGGTTGATTTTGTACCAGTTGTGGATGTAGGTGCTGCCATATTAGTTTTCCCCCACTAAAAAGGAGGCTTTATACCAAGCCTCCTTCCGCTGACACTGAGTCAGTAACGTTAATTCCAAGTACAGGAGGACCTGTTTTCTGGCCCTTCTTGATAGATACTGTCAATTGAATGTCCTCACGGTTGTCTAAAACTCTGTTGGTAAACCACTTTTCGATATAGGACACAGCCTCTTGGACTGATCCAAAGACCTCCCATACTCCCACACTATCTGATACGTTAATTTCTAAAGTTTCCATGCTGGGTTTTGATCTATATTTCTCTCCTGTTTTTTCTTTGCCCCAGGAGTAGGTTCAAACTCTTTCGGGATTACTAAAGGATAGATTGTTCCAGATTGATTGATATGCTGTACAAAGATACTTGTATCCACCAAATAGGGATACTTCATCTTATCGTACTTCTCCCAGCCGGCTTTTGCAAAAAAATGTTCCTTCTGTACTCTCTCACACCAGCCAAGATCAGATGTGCCGGTCTTGCTTTCCATTCTGCCTCTTTCGGGATTGAACCATGTTTCATGGGGTTCGTCAAAAACTTTCCTTGTCCACACATCCCCTGCCTTGTATTCAGGTGATTCATTCCATATGGCTCTCATAATGCTCATATGACAAAGGAAAGAACCTGTCGGGATTCCATTTGCCCATACTTTGTCTCCTAATTTCCACTTGTCGTAGTAGGAATTGCCGTAACCTCGATAGATCATCGGTTCTGCGGGATTACTCTTGGTAAAGTAAAGTCCTGAGATAACCGGAATGTCGCCTTTCCTCATGTACTCATTTAAACGCCAGAATGTGTTGGGTGGTAGAACGTTGTCATCTTCTAAAAGAAATAACCATTCTGCATCCTGTTCGATGGCTTTCTTGACGATAATGTTTTGAGCATCACTTACAAGATACTGTAAAGGACAATAGGTGGGCATCCACTGCATGATCTCAGCAGACGACCAGTTTGTCGGAATAAGTTGTGAATATCTCGCTTGCACCCACTCCATTCTTACCAGTCCAGTAGTGGGAGTACCAATCACAAATCTCAATCTCCACTTGCCTGTATTTTTGATTATTCCCCCTGTAAATTCGTGATATTTCATTTTTGTATATCTATAATGATGTTGTCATTCCTGAAAACCGCTTTCTGTTTCTTGTGAAAACATCCTTTGTCTAGAAACTTGACATCGGAAACTTTGCTCCCCTTCCTTGCAATATACACCTTGCCGATTTTAAATCCAACTTGGGTCAATATCCAATTAATAAACTCTGGGGTTATCGGAGTTCTGTGCATCTCCCCATCCGCTAATTGATTGCCGTAGAACACCTCAGCCAGATCAAGATACTTTTCAGGATCAAAGGGAGGATTAGCGAGCATATCCAGCCATTCGGTTATCACGCCATTGAAACTGGGCATAGTAGCTACCAACCTTCCCCCTGGTTTCATCACCCTGTGAACTTCATGCAAGTAGGTGTACATCATTCTCATCGGGAAATGCTCTATGACCTGATTCATTTCAATATAGTCTGCGTAGTTATCAGGAAAAGGCATCCTTCCTATATCTGCCTGAACAAACTTTGCATTAGATTCAATGACTGCCTGTTTAAACAAACCTTTCTTACCTCTTAGTTGCTCTTCGGTATAATATTTATCAACGTTAATAAAATTTTTTTTCAGCCAAAGTCCACAGCCTAAATTAAGTTTTATCATGTTCGGGTCTAAGAATGGTCAAAGTACCATTACGAGTTAATTCGATTTCATGGTATCTGGGATCATCAGGTCTTTTCTCCATAAGTATCTCCATGTTGCCCTGGCTGTACCATGAGTTCTCTAGTATCTTCCATGGTTTAGGTCTGTAGTTCTTGTATAACATTCCACCTGTCATATCATCTGCCGGATCAAAATAACTCCAAGTAAGTTCATTACAAGGGTTACAGTGGCTTGGGTCTTGAACATAAGCTGCAGATTGTCCATAAGGGGTAGCGATCATGAACTGTCCCCCGACTTTTAAACATCTCCACGCCTCATTCATGAATCTAATAAAGTTGCCTCCATGAGGATCAATATGCTCTACAAGTTGTGAGGCTATGAATAGATCAACGCTTCCCTCTGGAAATGGCCAAGGATATTTCTCAAGGTCGTACACCAGATCAATGCCTGGCTTTTCGACAATATCAACATTTATGAAGCCTGTAATCAGGTTTTCACCTGCACCCAGGTTGACATTGATATGGCTCTTTAGTTTTAAAAGTAATTTAACTCTTTCTTTATTGGTCATATAACAATAATTGGGTCCATAAGTAACGATGCCGTAAAACTTATGAACCCAAGTATGGCATCGTTTGTTTCATCACGCCGTTGCAAATCTCAACTGATACGTGACGTTGACTGATTGATTTGTCTGCAGCTGTGATGTTGCATAGGTGTTTCCGCAAAGGATTGAACCTGCTGTAACTGCGGTTGTCGCAAACACTCCGACGTTTTGGATCGTCCTATTGGCCACAATAATATTGGAAGCGAGAGTTCCAACCATTTGTAAGGTCTTAGACGATACTACAGTAGGAGTCATTGTGAAACGACAGTTAGTTGCATCGGATAATTCACTTTCAAGTGAGGTTGCGGTTGCTCCTGGGGCTGTTCCCAACCCTAAGGCAAAAGCTGTAACTTGGGAAGAACCTGCTATGGCTCCCATGTTCTCAACGATATAATGCTGGAAACCTAAGTTGGTTACCAAGTTTTTACACCACCCTGAATCACCGACAACTTTAGCTTTTCCGTCTTTGTGGTCGATAATGTTTAATCTAAAAAATCCTGCAACACCTATATTTTCTGCTGATTTGCTCATAATATTCACCTCCCCTCCTCATCAAGGCAAAAAAAAGAACCGCTAAGTGCGGTCCCTAATGTCCTGTGAGACTACTTTTAGATTATCACCAGTAATACTGCCTGTCAACATTTTAGCATATGCCTTTGTCCAAAGTTTAGCGCACTTGGCAGCATCCCTATTCTCATGCACCCATTTATAGGCAGCGTTGCCTATCTTAGTTCTTAGAGCTTTTTGCAGGATCAGACTTTCGAGTTTCTCATGGAAGGTCTTTTTACACCTGTAGCCCATTGCTGTAACACCATCTCTGATATCCTCCGAATACGGTTCAGTGTTGGATACCACCGATGGAATCCCCAATGCACTCATCTCATACCATTTGACTGAGGACTTGTAATAATTGAAAGGAAGGTCTGCCAGGGGAATGATACCTATATCAGCTGCCAAACTCATCAATCTATATGAATGACCTTTAAAAGGAACCCAGTCATGCGTTTCAAGAAGATGTTTATTATCCTCATCTACAATCCCTGGGAATGAGTGGCCGGACATGACTAGAGTGAACTGATATTTACGCATCAAATCATTCAATGGTTCTTTGATTGAATACCAGTCCTCATAATGGGATGATCCACCTGACCACAACACTCTAAGTCTGGGATTGGGTTTTAAATTCATTTTCCACCAACGGGAAAAATCAATACAGTTTGGAAGTATCACAATATTATCGTTGTACTGTTTGATATATTTAGCCAAAGCATGAGTTGTTACTGTTACCAGGTTGGCTCTTTTGATCCCTTCAAGGTGAATATTGACACGCTCACGATTGCGTTTAATATCAAAACCTCCAACACCATCCTTCCATAGCCATTTTTGAATATATCCGTCATAATAGTTTTCTGTGCCGTATTCTTCATAGTGGTTGGAGTATGGCGAGATCAACTCAATGTTATCGTCTATATCCATAACCCATTTCTTGTCTTTGTACTGAGGCATATCAAGGATTTTAAATAGACCCTCTTCTGAACCTGGGCGGGCTACGATTAAATCGGCTATTTCCATAGCCTTAGCCACAGCCACCATATCATCTTTGTCCTTGTTGATGATATGAGCATCATGGGATGTAAACCTCTTAATCATCTCGAATGGTTGCCTGATCCTATACCAACCGCAACCGCCTTCATCAACTGGAAGAGATATTATTTTCATTTTCTATGTTTAACCATTCATACATTCTTTTAAATCCGGTTCGGATAGTAAACTTGTAATCGTAATAAAAATAGGATTTCAACTTAGTGAGATCAACCCCTCTTGCAAGGACTCCAGATGGTTTGCCATTCTCAAACTCAAACACTGGTGGAACGTTGGCTATGTCGCACATTATCGTTGCCACCTCTTTTACACTTATCAGTTCAGGGTTGGCGATATTGACCGCCCCCTTGTATTTTTCTTTCGGCATATTGACCAAATTCCAGACCAGATTTAGTGCGTCCTCAATGTAGGTGTATGTCCTCAATTGAGAGCCGTCCCCCCACAGTTTGATAGGCTTGCCCGTTTTCTTGGCTTGAATGGCCTTAGAAGCGATTGCAGGAGGGAATTTAACTCTTTCTCCCTCGATCTCCTGTCCTTCGCCGTATATTGTGTGAAAGATTCCCACTCTGGTATCCACCGGACTTCGTTCACAAAGCATAAGAGTCATTAGTTTCTCCCAACCATACATTTGGTCCGAGTTTGCAGGAAAAATATGATCCTCATTTAAGAGCGGGGAGTTGGTCACGTCCTTTTGAATGTGAGTCGGATAGACACAAGCACTGGAAGAATAGAACAACCTTTTAACCCCAATCTTTTCGCAGGCTTCCAAAACATTGAGCGACATGCGCATATTGTTGAAGAAGGGATAATAGTCATGGGTGGTAAAGTAACCCACGCCTCCCATATCGGCTGCTAAATGAAACACCCATCCGCCTTTAAAAATCACTGTTTCAACATTGGTGTAATCCCTCAGATCCAGATTGAGGATTTCATCTGCCTTACTCCACCACAGCTTTGTCCTGTCGGAAAAATTGATATCTACTACACGGACATAAAAACCCTTCTCCTTTAAAAAGGATGCCAAACGGGAGCCTATAAAGCCCCCTCCACCAAGGACTACAGCCTGTTCCACATTGACCTCCTTCCTTCATAAATCCTCTGATCATCACTAAGCTTTTTTCTCCCTTTTTCGTAGGTTGCGTCCATGTGTGAAAGTCCGAAGGTAAAATGCATGTGTTCCACCACTGAGGCGTTGCACATTTTAAATTCCCCTCGGAATTTGGCGGTTCCGATAAACTCCCTGTCTGTCCAGTTGTGGTCGTATTCATATTCCACCGGATAGGACTGATCTATCGTTCCCGTATATTCTTTGATATAGCTTCCGGCAACTAAATAATGGGTGGCGTGTTCACCTGCTAATACTTCGGGATTATGCAGATCCTGCGTTCCTATTACCCGATGGCCTTCATCCATACATTTCAAAGCCTCCTCAAGCCAGCCTGATTTAAAATCCAGATCATCGGCTCCAGTGTAGAAGTAATCGCTTTGAAGTTCCTCCCAGGCTGAATTTATAGCTCCCGCATACGTTCCCGATCTGTGGTTGATTACCAGCATCTGTCCCAGACTTTTCACCATCTCAATCGTGGCAGTATCGTCAGTTTCACCAATGAACACCACCCTATGCTTGGGAGCGGTGTTCTTTTCGATATTCTCCAATACTGCCGGTAACTTGCCGGATCTGCCATAAGTGGGAATGTAAATATCAACTATTTTTTCCATTTATAATCTTTTTATAAACCCCCAAGATGTTATTGGCCATAACTGAACTGCTATACTTCTTGTAGTCTTTCGGTCTTTCTTGAATGTTTTTGCCGAGGATATCGCCGTTTGAGTCTATATCATAGATTAAACCCTTCCTTCCCATCAGCCAACCCTCTATAGTTGATCTTCCCAAGAGTACCCCTGCAACTATATGGGCTTGCTTAATCTCATTCTCTACATTCCATTTCTGGTCGATGAATCTTACCTGTGGATGAACAACATCTTTCCCGACACCCCAACCTTTCCCCATAAACGTCACACTTTCTCCATCATTTAGGTTGTGAACAAGGTCAACGGCTGCCTTTTGTCTTAAATAATCTCTGGTGCCTATAAACAAAAATTTAGTATTGCCTTTCGGTAGAGGACATTTTTTAAATCGGTCTTCGTCAACGCCGTTATAAATAACTGACAGTTTTGCTTTTTCAATACCTGTTTTAAGAGCTTTTTGGTAGATTGACTCCTTGACACAGATATAGTGCTTTACATAAGGGGATATAAAAGGCGATTCGTATTTTTCAATCAATTCACTATGTAGAGTCTGAACGATAGGGGATGTTAGATTTTGACATGCCCACCTTGTTGGCTGTGTTTCGTTGGAATGAATGATGTCAAACGTTTCCCGTATTTTGTATAGTTCACACACTTTTATACCGATCTCACGGGCTTTATCTACAATCTCACCCTCTCCACCAAATAATCTGCCGATAGTTACATCATGGCCTTTACCCACTAACTCCCTTGCCAGATCATATACATACATTTCCGATCCCGTTAAGTTCTGAAAATTGTAGATCGTGATGAGTATTTTCATAAGTGGTTGACTACCAACCATGGCCTTACAAGTTCGTGCCTCAAAGCTCTTTTATCTTTCATCCATTCTGGACCATATAAAGCAGTCATAGTTGTATCGACAAATTTAAAAATATGGACATTAGGAAACTCCAGTATCTTCCTTTGGGTTTTGTCTTTACTGCCATGCTGGTAGATTCCTGAGTCCCTGATCTTCTGGAAGAGTCTAAGAAGCTCTGGATCGTTGTATGCTCGGTATATCATCGCCCTTATCTTGGCGTTATATTTGCCGGCTATTGAGTTGATAGAGAGTTTCAGTTTTAAATCATCAACGACTGGAAGTTTTTCATCCCCCTCTTTGAACTTGGTAAAGATAGCTGGCATAAAAAAAGACACGAGGTTTTCTCGTGTCCGTGATCCTTCTGAACAGTCGCAGTATATCAGATGTGTCAAGTAAAATAAAGAGAGGCAGGTGGATCAAACCTGCCTCTCTAAACTAATGAGTAATAGAGCTAGTTTAAACTCCCGCTATTTACGAAGTCGTTAGACCCGTAATTTTTCCGCTTGCCAAACAGTTGCGTGATTCGAGTGTTAACTCACCGACCAATGCGCCTCTCTTGGAGTCGCTATTAACTGCTACGTCGATTTGTTTAATACCTCTTAAGACAGCAATCTTCCACATATCCCTTTGAAGCGCCATTAACTTATCTGTATCCATAAATGGATCTAAAATAAGTCTTTGTACACCAAAGTCGGATTCGTATCCAGCAACAGAGTTCTTCAACTGACCCTCTGCGTCTACCGACTGGTAGCGCTGAGAGTTAGAAGCGAACGCTGATAGCTTTCTTTTTTGGAATCCGTTGACATATGTGTAGTCCGGTCGTCCTCCTGCAGCCCAGATTGTCTGAAGCAGGTTGTTGTACATTGATTCGGTTAATACCTCAGTTCCTGTACCTGTTCCTGTTTCAACGTTGGTTGAGATGAAGTTAAGGATACCGTTTAGTTCTCTGGCTGTGCCAGAAGCTCCTGAATTACCTGTTCCGGTAATAAGAGCTTTTTCAATATCGGTAGCGATTTCCTTCATTCTCTTTTCCATCTGATAAGCAAACTCATCATCCAACCCTGCGACTGAAACTGCTCTTTGGGTTTCGGCTACTTCCAAACTCTTGGTAAAGATTTGAGTATGATTATGTACTCTTGTCCTAACACCAGGAATTGAGAAGCTAAAGTCCGCACCCTCGATTGCAGCGTTTGAGCTTCCGGTTGAGAGAGAATCTGTTTGCCATTCATGCAGTACACCTTTTGCCTGGACTTTCTCTAATGTTGAAAATAGAGGAGTTTCAGACAAGGTGATTGTTGCGATTACATCGGTTAGATCTTCACGATCACCGATTGCCTCGTATGTTTTTAAAGCAGATGCTTGTGCCATATATATTCACCCCCTTTCTTTACAAACCTATTTCTGAGTTGGTTTGGTTACTCTTTTAAGGAAGGTATGAAGAGCGTTATGATCGCCCTTTGCAATTGCTTCCTTTAGATCATCGTTGGTTGTACCAGATTCAGATGATCCTGAGCCATCAGAGGATTCGGTCTTTAGACCTTTGGATTTGGCAATAGCCTCTTTGACGTGCCAGTTAATGATCTCCGCTTGGTGTAGTTTTTCGTATGCGGTTTCGATATCGCCAATCTTTTTGTCCATCGCAAATCTTACGACTGTGTTCCGGTCAAACTTAGGTCGGCCATCTTTGCCGTCATACTTTTGCTCTAAACGAGCTATTTCACCTTTAACGTACTCATCCTCTTTGTCACGCTCTAAAGCTTCCTTGCTGACATATCCCAATTCATCAAGAATCGGTTTTAAAGCTTCTTTGATCTGCTCCTTTTGAGGGTTTACCTCAGCAGGTGCAGTTCTTTGTTGCTTCAATTCAGCAACTTGCCTTTCCAACTCCTCGACTCGACTAGCTTTTTCGTTCACTTCTCTGAATCGAGAGTAGGGAACGCTTTTCTCGGTATCTTCGGTATCTCCTGCGCTTGCAGACTCCTTAGACCCTTGAGCCGTTTCTTTTACGTTTGATGAGACGTCAGAAGTATCAGTTTCTTCTGTAGAAGTAGCGGTTTGGGCTACTTCATCTACATCTTCGCCCTGTGATTTCATATTAATCACCTCCTTTCTAGTTCTACATTTTTAACGTTGTATGCCAACGACAAAACATAGATCGGTCTAGGACGGCGCAAATCCTAGTTACGAGAGCCGAATATTGCGCTACTCAGCTCCCTTAACTAAGACTCACATTCCACTTACGACAGGTGCTTGCGGTTGCGGTTGGGCCTGCATTTGTCCACCCATTTGTGTGATCTGGTCTTTAAAAGCAATCAAAGCTTGCATAATCTGCTTGGGTAAAGTTTTGGCTTCAGGAGCGGAAAGGAACATATCTATATACTGCACATACTCACCGCTTGGGTTCTTAGGCATGATCGGCTTACCGCCCTGCACTATGGTTCGGATGGCTGCTATAGCCTCCATCTTGCCTTCCTGGGGAGGTGCCGGCGGAGTTGTAGCTTGTTGTGTAGCTTGTGCTTGTGTTGCACCGACTTCTATATTGGTTGCTGCATCCATCAACTTCTGTTTTCTGGTCTTTTCAATGATCTGGGCAACTGGACCTATCGCATATCCTTCAAGAAGAGTCTCCTGGTCAATGGCCTGGAGCTGATAGAGTTCTTTTAGTACGTTGCGTCTTGCCTCTGGAGTTTGTGCCAGCCAACTTGATATCTTTACATCAACAATGTTTTTCTTTGGCACTACCACCGCATTATTGCTAACAACATCTTTATTTGCGTTCTCACCAACCACATCCATAAATACCTTCTCGCCAGCGGCTGTTGTAGGGACAATCCGTCTGGCGACTTGGTACTTATCGGCAATGATTGAAAGAATATACTCATAGACTTCTTCTAAGAACTCCTCAACATTCTCTACAATCTCGGAAAGGTTATTGGAGTCTCCAACCTGTAAAGCCTCAAGCGCATTACCTGATTTTGCCCCAGGTGGAATCCTTCCAAGTGATGCGTCATGTGCTCCGCCCAAATCCTCAAGATATCGGTTCACATTCTCGATCTGTTGGAAGATGGAGGCCGACATGGGAGCGATGGGCTGTTGGGATACCTCATACCCACGTTTCTTTTCAATGATCTGTCCATTCTCATTGTTGATGACCCTGACACCTGATCCTTTATCCGCAACCCATTTACCCTTGTTCATAATGTCGTTATATTCAGCCACCTGGCTCTCCAGCCTATCAAGTAAGCGATTAGGCGAGATTAGGTTTTTCACCCAGCCGGTGCCGTACATGCTAAGAGGTTCTACATCTGATTGGAGTCTGAAGAAAGGAATCTTTGTTAGACCCGTATCTTCAGGTGGCCTAATGATTTTGTCCCCAGCAATAGCACATATCATAATCTTGGGCTTCCTGATCTTGGTCTTGTTGCCCTGACCGTCATCAACCTCTTCATCAGTAAACTCCTTGTACCAATGCTCTCTGACAATGACTGTTGAGGTGGATTTATTCTCTCCGAAGGTAGCCATTCCTTTTTCTGCTTGAAGCAACCTTGATTTCATTGAGGAGGCTGCTAGAAGTTCATCACCCTTGATATCCTCAATCTGGTATTTGGGATCGTTCTTTAAATCCTCTATATTACGTCTGACGGCAAGGACTGCGTATCTTGCCTCGTTTGGATCTCTCGCAATCGGGTCCCAGTAAAGATCGTAGGGGTCAACCATGTTTACAGCTACCTCTCCCAATCCATCCCCATCTTCATCATTCCAGAGTACCTGCCAGAAGCCCACAGAGTATTTAAGGGCGTGCCATAACGTTCCCTTGAGTTTTCTCCTGAGATAGAGTTTGTCATGCAGGAAATCGAGCAGTTGATTAAGTCGGTTTGCCTCATCTATGTTTTCAGGACTCAAGTTATCCGGCGTAACCTCAGCTTTGGGCCTATTTCTGAGTGAGAAGTTCCTTACAGCCCTAAGCGTTGAATAGATCTTGTTGATGACCACCTTGACTCTTCCCTTGTCCCTGATCGTTGTGATGATCTGCTGGGTATTCTTATCCCATTTGGCGTAGTGATCCCCGTTTACCCATAGATCGTACATAAACCACTGCCAGTCCATCTCCTTGCGGTTGTTCTGGGCTGTTGACCACTGCCGATCAAGTTTTACCTTTAAAAGCGTTAAATCTTTATCTTCACTCTTCTTCTTTGCCATATACTATTTCGTCTTTGGCACTATCCAAATCCTGCGTGCCGTCATCTTCAACATCTAAGTGGTTATCTTCAGGTTTCTCATTGTCTTTAAATTCGGTGTATGAACGGGTCATGATGCGGTCAAGGAGGTTAGCCCGTTCTTTCTGTACAAAATACTCACGGACTGCCTGTAAAATTAAGAGGATGATGATAATTGCGTATGTCATAAAAAAAACGACCCCTTCCGAGGTCGTCACGTTCTACCGAGACTTACTTAGTTTATAACTCCCTATCACACTTGTCAAAAACTATGTCTTTTCTGTCTCTGACAGGTTCGGGTCTTTGCTTCTCCCATAAAGCAAATTCTGTTTAAAGGATAATGCGTCTATTCTTCCTGAGTTATAGCGGATGATGATTTCCCCTGACATATTTCCATCTACCATCTTGAGCATGGAGTTGATTACATCCCAGAAGAACTTATCCCACTTTCCGATATTGTTCAGTTTGTAAATATCAGGAAAATAGACTTTGAGATCCTCTTCAAACTTGGTTTTGGGATCAGGACTTATTTCTTCGATATCAATTTTATTTGCCATATTTGATCTTTATGCTTGATGTAAATCATGTTTATTGCTTTTTTACCTGATATAGGCAATTCCCTTTGCATCTCATCCAGTAACATTCCAATGGTTGTACCGTAATTCCCCAAGGGAAAGGTCGTTAGTTTATTCATTCTCTTCAGGTCTGTCTACAAAGAAACTCGTTTCTTGATCGATCTCCTCTTGTGCCGGCGGAATATAAGTGCCTGGTAACTTGCCTTCCCAGGGTTTCTTGTCTATCGGATGAAAGTCGTGCAGATACATGGCGTTTAAATCCCCCAGTGCGTCCATCATGTGATCGTTGGCTTTTTCAGGTTCTTCAGGATGGTTGATGTCGCTATTGGATAAAGTTGAATTATCTTTCCACCTGTAACTGAGGAACTCTTCAATCGTATGCTTGCATTTGGGATTGACATAATATCTGCCAGTCCTCAATCTGTCTGCGAACTTCTCGATCTTGTAGCGCACATAATTGATTTTGTTATCCCCTGATTCCTTTTTAACTGGAATGAAATCCTCCAAGAAATTAGAGGATAAATCCATAATGTCTGAAGCCTGAGCCGAATCCATAGTCGAGTATTCAGGTTCAATATCCCCTCTGATCTCTTTTAACTTCTTAGCCAGGGGTGGGTTGGTCAATTCAACTTCATAGAGTTCATTCATCTGATACCACACATCGTCCTTGTCCACACCGATCCAACAGGCTGCCGTAGGATTTCTAAAACCCCGATCTAATCCCCTGATGTAATAGACAGGTTTAAAATCTGGCAGTTCCTTGATGTGTATAGAGGTATCAAAGTCTGTATAAACTAATCCCGTTGCTTTGATGAAGGCTTCATTGGCGGTATTTGGGTACTCCTGGACAAAGAATCTCCCCAGTTCAGCTTTCTTTTGAGTAAGTATTTCAGGCGAATAGAAGTCTGAAGCTCTGTAGAAATTGGCTTTAAAAGGTCGTCTACCCAGGACACACTCGTCCCAGAATCCTTTGAAGAAGTTGTATCCATTGGCTGTTGATTCAATGATGACTCTACCTGTGGGGACTACTGCTTGCATTGCGCCGGCAAACAGTTTCTCAGGGTGTTTATAAAAGGCGAACTCTGATAAGTGCAGGTTGGTGATGGTTTTGGATCGTCCAAACTCGGTATTGTCGGCTGTGCCTATGGTGTAGCGTGAATTAGTGGCTTCGTTGAATAATTCATACTTAGAGTTATAACGTAAAGGAATTTGAACCTTATTGATGTACTCATATGCCTTGATGTATGACTTGACCCGATCCAGTAACTCGATAGCATTGTCAGCAATATCCGCAACAATGATTGATCTGCTATTCTCCTTGAGCAAGAAGTCGGCTGTGAAGAGAGCAAGGATCAGACTTGAAAATCCCTGCTGACGGGCTTTTAAAATAACATCTCGCCCTGTGTAATCTACTGTTAAGTATTTTGTTTGGATTGAATTGAGGATGAAAGGAACAATCTCGGAGCCTTTGTTTACGATCTCTAAGTTTTCTTCTATGAAACGTTTGTAACCTTCATTGTGCATCGTTTTGTACTATACATTTCTTGCAAGCCTTACCTCCATATTCCTCAAAATCATCTCCCTCTCTCCAAAACTTAAAATGTCTCAGACAAAAAACAGTGGCCGGCATAAAACCCCAAATAATATCTATAACAGGTATGTTTCTTCTTTTTAATATCACCATATAATTCACCTCCTAAATCTTATATTCGTCCCTCTGCTTGTTAGCAATCTGGTTGAAATTAAAACTTATGTTTACATCTTTGGGCTTAACCCCCAATTCTTCCCTGATCCATTCACCGGCTTTTAATTGAGTCGGGTAGTCATCTACTTCAATAAAATCGGTTGAGTCTGCGGTAGCATCTCTACTAGTTTTAATAGCACTTACCGACTTCTTAGCATCTAGCCACTGTTCATATTTATCCAGTAATTTTCCCTCACCTAATCCTCTACCTCTCAACTTCTCCCGCCATTCTTCAATTGCAACGGCCATGCCCTTACTTTCCACCAACTTTTGATTTGGACTCCTACTGGTATTTTCCGCATATCCTGCGGTAATCATTGCCTTTCCGAGGGGAATATCTGGGTTTTCTTTGATGATTTCAAGCGTTGCCTTCTGGAGTTTAGTAGGTTTGACTTTATTCCCCATGGCTGGATATTAACACTTCCCTATCCCCTACTGCAAATTTTGAGGCTAAGAGAGGACACCTGAAACAGAGTAGAGTAGAGGAGTCTGTTTGCGGATAATATGCGGTAATCATTTAGGGTTTCGTCAAATTGACGATTACTTTTGTTCTCCTGTCTTCTTGTTGTAAATCTCCACAACATCTTTTACCCAAGAAAGTTCTTGTTGCAATCTCTCCTTGGACTCTTTTTCAAATTTCTTGCCGAACTCTATATCCTCTTTACTGATATTGGGCATCGAGTAACATTCGATTCTCATTAGTAAAACCTTATGTCAGGCAACTTGTCTTTCGGCTCTGGTTCTGGTTTGGGTTCTGGCTTCGGTTTGTCTTCTTTCCTGATTAACTTACATCCTAAACAGCTTTCGGCCATCTCCCTCTCCATTGTCATTGTCGTGTAACTTCGTATTCTTTCCATAGTACGCTCTCACCTTCAAAAGATTTCGATCTTTGTGCAAAGTAAACATATTGCCTATAATATCACTCACTCATTAAAAATCAATGGCGAATAGGTTGATTTCTGTCAGTTATATCTGTCATATTAACTGGATCAACAGGTCCTTTCTCTTCATGTTTAAGTAAACATACACCATGACAGAATGATCCTATTGGACATTCATTTGACATCACGAGTCTTTCATCACTAACTTTCATCTTGATCTCTTCCCAGTGTACACAAGGTTCTCTGTCTTTCATTTTCCTGTTTTTTGGCGATACATTCTTTTGTATTCAGCTTTGTATATTCTTCTACATTTCTCAGAACAAAAACCACCACTCCTGATTAAAAGAGAGATACTCTTTCCACACTGTAAACATGGTTTCCTATTTCTTATTCCATCTATTCTTGTTGTCATATAACTTTATTTTTCATTCTTTATCTCTCCTTTTCTAATGATTCAATTTTTTCTCTCTTGTTATGGGTCATGTTCTTCACAATGAATACAAATAATGGCTCCGTCTGGTACAAACCCTTTACATCTCTTACAAGGATGATGAGTGTCAAGATATACGTCTATTCTTATCTTCTTCCCTCCTGATTTCATTTTAGTAATTCTTTTCTAATCAAAAATCTCATATAAGCTGACATTCCACCATATACTTCAGACATTTTCTTAAACTTAAAGTATTCTCTTTTGTCCAGTACAACTTGGTTGTGCGTGCTTTGAGTGTCATTTGACGTTAACAACACCCCGACTGCTTTTGTCGGCCATGGTCCTGCTATCTTATTTATTCCCCCTCCTGATAAAGATGTGTGTTTAGGCATCGTTGGTGATATAGACGGACTGCCATCATAGGACCTTGGTTGAGTTTCACTGATTAATTTGTTCATATATATTTCTTTAATTCTGTTTGCCTCGTACTTTCAAACTCTATTCCCCGAATATATCCCTCGTCATATCCACAATTAAATGCCATATTTCTAAGACATTTTCTTCCAGCTCTATATCCTTTGGCATAACCACGCTTAAAACCAATCTTCAGGCAAAGGTCTTGCATATCACCAAATTCTTTTTCGCTTATATTCATTTACTTTTTATCTTTTAGCCATTTCTGTAATTCTTTATACATTTGCATAATTAACCACCCTGCGTCATATAAATCCTCTTTTATCTTTTTATTTGTCATATCATTACGCCCACTACTACTCCCAGACTAAAAATTATTATTCCTAAACAGATTATACAAAACCAATCAAGCGTTTTCGTTTGAAACGTCTAAATCATGTTTACTAAAATCATCGGTTAGCTTATCAAGTAGCTCTTGTAACTCAGAATCTTTAAACTTCTTGGGGTGAACGTACTTGTAATGCAGTTCTTCTACTCCATCCTCACCCAGAATCATTTTTGCATATTTCAATAGTGGATAAGGATCGCTTTCGTGCCTGAAATTACAGGACAGACATTGACAAAAAACATTATTCAAATCCCAGCGTGTCGAATAAGCTACTCTGCTAAAAAGATGTCCTGGTGTAAGATTTCGTGATGTACCGCAACAAACACAGGTTACATCTCTATCGATAACTATCTGTTTGACTATTGCGTCTAATTTTCTAACTAATGTCTTTCTACTCGGTTTTCTAGTCATTTTGGTGCTTTGTAAATATCCCCTCTAATAAACATAATATAGAATCCTCCGTGCTTGTGATAAAACTCAGGATTTCCTTTAACCCCAATTCTTGCTTTTAAACCACATTCGGGACATTCCCACTTATGAAGAGTTGATTGTCCTTTGGGTTTTTCAGGCCAGATCAAGACTTTGTACCAGTCAGTTTTTGGTGAATATATAAGTTCGTCTGTAGGAGGAGCAATCTCCAACTCTTTCATGTAAGTTGCAAAGGCTCCATCCGCAATCATAGTATGGTATCCCACCCCTAGTTTTGGATGGAGTCCGATTGATTCACACTTATCAACAAATTCCTTATTGTGATATACCCTGCCTAGCTTTACGGGGTCTTTTCCTACTGTTTGTTGCCACTCGTGGATTAACTCATGGGTAAGGGTCTCAAGTAAAGCCCACTCTCCAAACCTCCAGACTTTGCCTTCATTTCCGTCTCTCCTTTTACCGGCAATGTAGTGTTCTTCATTTAAAGTGATTTCGTATTGCAGGCCTTGAGGATTTCTGACCAGTAGATATTGAGCGAGTGTATTTTGATTTCTTAGATTATCAAAGGAGATAATAGGTTCAGGCATCTGATTGCGGTCTATCCTGGCAATAGGATCAATCAGACGTTCCCGTATTGATATTGCTTTGTTATATAAATACTTGGCTTCGTCTTTAAACTCCCATCCTATTGCTGTCTCAGCCCCTTTTCTAACTGCCGGCTGAGGATCAAATGTTGTTATTAATTGTTCTTTCATTTTCTAAATAAATCTCTACTGCTTGATCTAAAATCACAGTCATTGGTATTTCTAATCTTTGACTGACCTCGTGTATCTCTCTGACTCTTCGGCTATGCAATCTTGGTTGATATAGATTTTCATCATCTGATCTGTCAATTCTTAGTAATTCTTTCACTCTTCTGCTTTTTAAATGATTTGGCTGATTGGCTATGCTTCTTTGTAAATGATCCGGTTTGTCGCAAGCTATGTATTCCCCCCGTTCCCGCATATATTAGATGTTGTACTTCCTCAATTCTTTTCTAGTACCCTTCCAGAGAATTTTTGCTTTCCTGCCTCCAAGTAAAAACCAATTAGTTCCGTCAAAAGCGGGTACAAGTCCCATCTTCCATAATTTAACTGCGGACTTAAATGGATAACCTTTTTCCTTTAACTTACTACAATACTCCCATTTCTTGATTCCCTTATACAGCGAACCGTTGTAGGCCCCAACCGAGGCCCAAACCGAGGCCCAAACCGAGTCCCCAACCGAGGCCCTAACCGAGGCCCAAACCGAGGCCCAAACCGAGGCCCCAACCGAGTCC